GCTCGATCCTGGAGAAGCGGTCCACGCAGATTGTTGGCACGGGCTCCCTGGGCGGTTACCTGGTTCCGGAGGGATTTCAGGCGGAACTTGAAAAAGCCATGCTGCCATTTATCAGCATGTGGGATTTTGCCCGTATCTTGCCAACCACGACCGGAAACGACATTCCCTGGCCGACCGTGAACGACACAAGCAACAAAGGAGAACTGCTCGGCGAGGGATCAAGTTTTAATGCTCAGGACATTACACTGGGACAGGTGACACTGAAGGCGTACTTCTTTGATTCCAAGGTGGTAACGGTTTCCCGTCAACTGCTCCAGGATTCGGCTTTGCCGATCGAGACCATAGTGGCCGAACTTCTGGCCGAAAGGATCGGACGCATCCTGAACCAGTACTTCACCACCGGAACCGGGTCGAGCCAGCCGCAGGGATGCGTGACCGGAGCGGTTAACTCCGCCGTCGTTTCCCTGATTGCAGGCTGTACCCGTGCGAACATCATTAACCTGATTCATTCCGTGAACGCTGATTACCGCAAAAATGGAACCTTTATGATGAACGACGCAATCATAAAAGCGATCAAACTGCTCGACATGGGAACCAGTGATGCCCGACCGCTATGGCAACCTTCATTCAAGGACGGTGTCCCGGACACCATTGACGGACACCGGTATATCACAAACGATGAAATGTCCACGCTCGGCTCCACGAACACGATCATGCTGTTCGGAGACTTCAAAAAGTTTGTCATCCGCTGGGCGACAGACTTCACGATGATCCGGCTGGACGAACTGTACGCGGCAAACCTGTCGATCGGATACATAGGATTTCAGAGGGCGTCAAGTCATATGCTGAACGCCGGGACGAACCCGATCAAATACATGGCTTGCGGAACCACCTAATGATCCCGCTGGGGAACGCAGAAGCGGGGAGCTTGTGCTCCCCGCCCTCTGCATAATCTTAAAAACAAAGTCATGGTAAAAGTCAGATCAAAACATTCGATTGCCGGTGATGTAGTGATCACCAAAGGCCAGATCGTTGAGCTTCCCGAAGCGACTGCTGAATACTGGGTTAAAAATGGGATCGGGGAATATTACATCGAGCAGGACAAGTACCCGGAAGCGGAAAAGATTGAAGCACCGGATCAGAATCCGGAAGCGGAACCGATTGAAAAAGCAACGGCAAAAATGAAAGCTGAAAAGGCCGTAGCAAAAACACGAAGAAGAAAATGGCATACAAACTGATTACCGGCCCGGCAGCTGAACCATTATCGACCAGTGAGGCAAAGCTACATTTGAAGGTTGAGGATTCAACAGACGATACCCTGATTGCGACATTGATTAAAGCGGCAAGGGAAACGGTCGAAGAGTTTACACGGCGGGCGTTGGTTAACCAGACGTGGGAACTGCAATTTGACGACTTTGACAAAGAGTCATACGACCTGGAGAAAACGCCAGTCAGCTCTATCACATCGGTCAAATACATTGACCAAAACGGATCGGAGCAAACGCTATCGGCATCTTATTACACATTAAACAATGCGGATGAACCGAATCAGATTTTGCAAGCATCCGGCCAAATCTGGCCTTCGGTAAGGGGGTTTACAAACGATGTGAAGGTCAGGTTTGTAGCCGGTTACGGAAGCGACGGCACGAATGTACCGGCATCTTTGAAGGCAGCGATGCTGCTGATAATCGGGCACCTATACGAAAACCGGGAAGATGTGGTAGTGGGGAGACAGGTTAATACTTTGCCGAAGGGGGCGGAGTATCTCATGTACCCATATCGACTATTTACATTTTAAGCAATGATCGGAAAGTTGGATCGGCGGATTGAAGTGTACACCCAGACAACGGCGACAAACACCTATGGTGAGAAGGTAGATACGGATAGCTTACTGGTTACAATTTGGGCGGGTATCGAAACAGCCGGCGGGAGTGAAAAGATTGAAGGGGACAAAGCTACATCGACAAGGGTGATTCGGTTTACAATCCGGCGGCGGACGGGACTGACCGAGAAAATGAAAATCAAATATGATGGAAACTGGTATCAAATCACAGCGATTGAGGAACTTGACCGTATGCGGTACTTACAAATAACAGGGGAACGAAAATGTTAACAATCAAAGTTGATCCTAAGGACGTTGAAAGGGTAAAGCAGGCGTTTTCCGCTCTTTCCGATGCGTCACAAATGCGGGTGATGAAGGACGTTTTGGTGAAAAATGCTAAGCCCTTGGAATCGAAAATGAAGGAATTATGTCCGGTATCAAAAGCCGGAGGCCGGTCAAAAAAATATGCAAGCAGGGTACATCCACCGGGATATCTTAGGGCATCAATCGGGATCATCCGCTCGAAGGGAAATAAGTATCCGACTATCTGGGTGCGCCCACGATTTAAGGGGAAATGGGATCCGTGGTATGAACATTTCCCGATGGCGGGGACTGAACAGATGAGGAAAAAAGGAACCGCACCGAATCCATTTGTAGATCGTGCCTGGGATGCGACCCGTGCGACGGTTGAAGCGAGAATCCGCAACGATATGACACGAATGATTCAGGAACGCATAGACAAGATGAGATGACATTCAATGCAGGTGCAATCGGCAAGGTACTTTATTCACTCATTAATTCGACGGTGGTGGTTAACCCTACTATTGCCCCTCAGAATACGTCTGATCCTTACTGTATTTATTCGATCCTGCGTACCGAACCGGATGACGTGAAGGATGGCGTTTCGCTTGTCGATACCGTGACCGTGCTGCTGTCCGTCTACCATAATTCCTATTCTTCTGCCGCTACACTAGGTGATAGCGTCCGGGCGATTCTGGATGGATATCGGGGAACAGCCGGAGGGGTTTACGTCGATACAATCGTATACGTAACGGAATCGGATGACTACGAAGATGAAACACGAAAATACATTAAAATTCAGGAATATACATTAAGAATCCTTAATACATAACGAAATGGCAACAGTAGTAAACGGTAAGAACTTCCTAGTATATGTGAATGGGGAAGCCATCGCAGTGTCAAGATCCTGCAAGTTAACGCTCAACCATGACGGGCGGGACACATTCACGAAAGATGACAACGGCTGGGGTACAAACGCCGAAGGCAAGCGTTCATGGAACATTTCATGCGATGGGCTGGTGGCGTTCGACGCTTCGACATATACCCTGGATGAGCTAACAAACCTGGTGATTAACCGGACACAGGTACACCTAAAATTCATGACCGGAACCAGTCAGAATAAATACTGGCACGGACAGGGATATATCAAGAGCGTGGACGTAGACGCTGGGAATGAAGAAAGCACCGGGTATTCAGCATCATTTGACGGAACCGGAGTATTGACGCAGGCGACACACACCTAATGGGTGGTTGCTGGGATTATAAACATTCAAAACTTTAAGCTATGCCAGCAACAGCAGGAATTTTGAACGGAACCGATCTATGCGTATATAGCGGGGCGAACAAGATAGCATATTCGGATAGTTGCAAACTGTCTCTGAATATGTCTATGCGCGACACATCGAACAAGGATAGTGCAGGATGGGAAACCTGTTTGCCAGGAAATCGGGGGTGGACTATTGAGGCGTCCGGGTTGGTGGCTCTGGATACATTGTACAACCTTGCATATCTCATGAACCTAATTATCAATAAAACATCTGTTTCATTGAAATTTAAGACGGCGAACGACTCGGATTATTATTTTGAAGGTAGTGGGTATATGACCAGTATTGGTATTGATGCAGGCACAGAACAAAATGTGAAATACAGCATTTCTTTTAAAGGTACCGGGGCACTTGCATTAACAGGATCGACACCATAATGATAAACGAAATCAAAATAGGCGGCGAACTACGGCCTGTCAAATTCGGGTTTAATTCCCTTGCAGAATTTGGAAGGATTACGGGCTTGAAATTGCAGGACTTGCAGAACCTGGGAAGCTCTCTAACCATTGAGCAGGTGATCGTTTTGGTCTGGTGCGGACTTCGTTATGGGGCGAAAAAAGAGGGGAAGCCATTTGATTATACGGTGGAGGATGTCGGTGACTGGCTGGACGAAGACCCGAACCTGGTAGCTGAAATGCTGAACACCTACGGCGAATCACAAGCTCCGTTTGTGCCGGAAAAAGCGGGTAAAAAAAAACCGATCAGAGGGAAATAACATGGGACTACCTGCAAGAGCTCGGCTTGGGAAATATGGGAATGACGCCGGACAAGTTTTGGTGGTTCACCCCACGAGAGTTTTGGCTGAAAATGAAAGGGTACTTCGACCGGGAGACATTTCGGGAACAACAGGCATGGGAACGAACCAGATGGCAAACGTGTATTTTATTAAACATACAGATCGACAAAAATAGCAGGATCACACCGAGGGAACTCGTGGAGTTTGAGTGGGAAAAAGAAGAAAAGCGTGAAACAGTTGTTGAACCGTTGACACAGGATGAGTTGAAACGAATAAAAGCACTTTACGATCATGGCGATCAATCTGGCAGTTAAGATTTTGGGGCAAATTGATGGGCTTCTGACCAGCTTGAAAAAAGCGGAGAAGGAACTTAATTCCTTTTCCCGGAAGGTTACCAGAGTCGGGGAGGAATTGACGAAATCTCTTACCCTGCCGATTGCCGGACTTGGTTATTTAGCCGTGAAAAACTTTGCCGAAGCCGAAAAAGCGGCGGCCAGCTTGCGGATGGCTATTAAGGCAAATGGGAAGGACGTAACGTCCACGATGACGAAATACACCCAGTTTGCGGATGAGATTCAGCGGTTAACGACATATGAGGACGATGCTGTTTTGGGATTTATGCAACTCGCAGAATCCATGCAGGCCCCTGATGTAGCGAAGGCAGTAAAGGATGCCATCGGCCTGAATGCCGCTTACGGCATCGAAATGCCTTCCGCGATGAAAATGGCGGTGGCGGCGCAACAAGGGGTTTATACAATGCTCG